CTTGGTCATATATTTCATAGTAAATTGGGTCATACCCGTTAGGGGTAGAAACCACGATTACCTTACCTCCAGTGGATAGTGACGCCATACAAGCCGCCCAAAAATCGTTATCCGCCTCAATAAATGCTGCCTCATCAAATATGAGTATTGTTGGTGTAAATCCTCTCAAGGCATCTTTTGATGTTGCCACCGCTTTAACCTCAGACCCATTTACAAGTTTGTAGTGTTTTTGTGCATTTTTTTCTGACGCAAATCCAGTACCAACCCAAGAAGGCCATTGACCCACAAACGATCTAATCTTATTTGCCATCTCTTGGGATGTATCAAGTTTGTTAGCAATAATTAAGATTTTTTCTGGTTTAGTTTTCTTAGCAAAAACTAATCGTTTTGACACCCAAGCTGCCGTTACCGTTGATACACCAGCTTGTCTATATTTTAATGCGATGTTTTCCTCATAATCCTCATAATCTTGTAATAAAGAAACCTGATCCGGAAATAATTCTAATGGGACGTATTGTGATACCGTATTGTCGTAAGTTTGTAAATATGTGCGAAGAGCGTATGGAGTGTCCTGCATACACTTAACATATTCAATCATTACCTGTTCTTTAGATAGTCCCATATAATATAAATACTTGGTAGGGGTTTTTACGAAATAATGACTTTACCCAAAAAATTACTTTGTTTTTCCGATTGAGAACATTCTACCTATTGGTAGTTCCATAGGAGCTTCATCAGAAAACATATTCATTTTTTTTGGTTTACGAATAATCATAGGTTCTTCTGTCTTAGGTTCTTTTTTTTTCTTAACCGCATCAATTAAATCTTTTTTAGACATTTTTGCTTGTATCTTACTTTCCACCATTTCCGAGATTTTTTTCTCCAGAAATTTTTCAATGGTTTCTGTTTTTTCTGATTTTTTAACTTTTACGGTTTTTTCTGGATGTAATTTTTCCGGCATTTTTTTGTAATCTTTTTTAGTTGTGTCGTTTGAGAATTCTCTTGCTAATTGACACCACTTTTGTTTTTGAACACCCTTTGTTGTGTTACATTTACCCCAAAAGAAGTTTTGTTGAGCTTTTGATTCAAATTTCTCTCTAAGTTCACCTTCATTGGTTGGCATTCCATCATTATTATCATTATCCCCATCATCAGTTCCAGGACCTACTTGAATAGGGTCTTGTGTTTCAGTTTCTTTATTTGGATCACTATCCACCTCAACTGATTCCGTAAATTCGGTAGTACCATCGGGATTAGTTTTTACAGTTTTAGTTCCTGGAGGAATTGGAATTCCTTTTGATATTTCTTGGGGAGTTGCAATTGTTTTTGTCATTGCCGATGTTATAGTCTCTACTTCTTTTGTTTCCTGTCTCATTGTTTTAAATTTCTCAACCAAAACTCTAATTTGAGGGTCGCTCATTTTAGAAAGAGTTTTTACATGAAGACCATTCTCAATTAAATAAACGATGTCTTTATTATTTTTCATAAATCACTTGTTTTTCAAATTGTAATACTATATCTCTTTCATATAGTTTATCTTTAACAATATCCTCAGTATCCCCAAATTGGAACACTAATCTTTTAACCAAAGAAAAATCAACATTATCGTTTTCTTTTTCCCAAGATAAAGCTAAAACCCCATCCATTGAGTCAATTACTGAAAAAACGTCCGAATCTTGCACCAATTCTAACACTATATTTTCATTTACTAATGTTCCCACTTTTTTTATGTGATCAATATCTGGAGGTCTTGGGTATCCATTTGATGGTTTTGAATCCCAATTCTCACCCCAAACCTCCAATGTGTCAGAAAATATAAACTCATAAATATTGTCCCCCTTATAGTTTGGACCCATTCCATTTATATATATTAATCTATTCATAGGATATCACCATATTTAGTAATTTTAACTTCACTAATACCTTGTTTAAAAATAAGATTTCCTTTATTTGATACTCCAAATAATTTAGATCTTGGGAATTCTTTAATGTATTCAGTTGCAGCTTCAATTTGGTCAATACTTTCCGATAATCTTATTATTTGGAATTTAGTGTCTTTATATTGTTTTTGAGCTCTTTCTTGTTGTTTTTTTTGATTATCTTTTTCTTCGTTTTCAGATAATATAAAATATTTTGAAAGGACCTTATCCACTGAAGACTCATTATATGTTCCGTTAGAGAATTGTGGTGGATTTACTAAATGTTTTCTTCCTTTTCTTCTTTCTCTGTGGTATTCGTCATCATCTTCTTCATCAATTTCTTGACCAAGAGATTTTCTCATTGCGGTATTAGCATATGCTGCTCCCATATAATCATTAAATGCTGACTCTAAATTATTATAACCCTCACCCATCTCACCTTCAGGTTCTTCAGGTGCCATTTCTTCATCTTCCATATCAACATTAACGTCACCATCTTCATCCTCATCGTCAGGACCTTCTAGTTTTGAAATAATTTGTTCTATATCTTTTTCACTTAGAACATCAACATCTATAGCAGATAAAATGGAGTTAATAACATATTTTACATCTTTAGATGAAAGTTCTTTTCCTTCCTCATAAGATCTTATTTTTTGGGCTAATTTTCCAACGAGTATTTGGATTCTTTTAATATCGGATACTTTTTTATCCTTCGGTTCATCATCATCCATACCTTCACCTGACCCTAAACCAGGTAATTCATCTTCACCATCCATTGGTGGCATTCCTGCATCGTCCATTGGTGGCATTCCTGCATCGTCCATTGGTGGCATTCCTGCGTCATCCATTGGTGGTATTCCTGCATCGTCCATTGGTGGCATTCCTGCATCACCCATTGGTGGCATTCCTGCGTCACCCATTGGTGGCCCGGGTACCGGTGCGTCCATTGGTGCTGGTGCTGGAGGGGGGACATCCGCGGGTGCGGGCGTTGCATTGTCCGTTGTTTTTGGTTTAGGAACCTTTAGTATATACTTTTTTTTTTGCTCGTTAAATAACGAGGTCCCTTCTACATTTTCATATATCGTATTAAACTCTTTAGCCATTAAATTTAATTTCTTTAATGCTCTCGAATAAGATGGGTAATACTTCCTATTCTGAATCGGTTCAATATAATCCGCATCAGATTCGTTTATCGATAACTTAACAATATACCCTAATCTTTCTTTTACGATTTCATATGTGTTACCGTCAGCCAAAGATAAACTGTATGTTGTTAAGGATCCTTCATTAACTGATTCAGGTGTGTTTTCATTATAACGAGCAATTTCCATTATTCGTCTAATTTTATCCATACCTTCTAATTTTTCACTACCTATTGGTCTTAATCCTGACATAGTTTCTTTATTTTTAATAAATTATTTTTTCTTAATAAATATATTGATATTTGGTAATATTTTGTTTTTACAATTATTATTGGTTCATTGATAAACCTTTTTCCAATATTTTATGTGTCGCACCTCTTAGTTTTTCAAGATATCCATTTCTTCTTAAGATTTTAAATACTAGATTTTCTGAAGAATACTCACCATTTTTTTCTAAACCACAAGTTCTAAACTTCCTAAGTTTTTCTTTATATTTCTCAATAAGGTCCTTAGCGTCCTCAATATCTTCATCTTCAATGTTCTCTAATACACCATCAATAATCCCCATCCATTGTTTAGCCTTCCTTTCAATGGTAGGTTTATCAATTGATATTTTTTCTTTTTTTGGTTTCATCGCCCACTCATTAAATAATAAGGAATAAACACCACTTGAGAAATGAGCTTCAGATTCATTCTCAACATATAACTCAACCTCATAACCAAAAAGTTTAATGTCGTAGTTTTTATTGAATAGCGCTTTCTTTAACATAAATAATTCCTTATAGAGCTCTAATTGTTCTGGTGGGTATTGTTGGAAATTGGTAATTATATGAACATCAAAATCGGAATACTTTGACCAATTATAATTTGCTAACGATCCCGTAAGAACAATATCGGTTACAACAATATCAACACCCAAATAATCTATAAATTGGTAAGCAATTTCTAATAACCTCTCCCTAATCTCATTCTTCATTTTATAATCCTGACCATTTGGTAATTGCCAAATCTTAGGATTTAATTCATCTTGAGTATCAAAACTTTTTATTAGTTTTTTAGTATCCATATTAATAAATACCTACAAATTATAGTTTTGTGTATTTGTAAGTTTTTGAAATATTCTTATTGAAGAAATTACCTTGTGATTGTGAAGATCTAAACTCAGTATATTTTTGGTGTGGAACATCTTCATATTCATATTTAACTCCGTTTTTAAACTCGGCAATCATTTTTTTAGTTAAGGTATCATACTCTGTTCTTACGATATTAGATGACTCAATTTCATTTAAAATTTTTGTTCCTACAATTTGTTCTTTTGTTATTGCCATAATTTTTTAATTTAAAGGGGTTATGTCATCTATATGACGAAGTTTATTCATAATATAATAATGAACTTCGTCTCCGTCAACATTAAAACCATAATCTCTAATTGTTTGGTCTATTTCCCTTACCAATGGTGACATGCTTCTGTGTAATAACATTAAATCATTTGGATAATATGGTGGTTTTTCAATATCTTTTTGTGACCACCCTTCTCTTTGGAACACTTTTCTAATCTTGAAATAAGTTTTTTCTAACTCTCTTGTTAATTCCAAAGTTTCCGCAAATTTTTTCCAAGATTCCATACAAATAAATATAACACAAAAATTTAATTGTGTTGTTGGTAATTCAATTTTTTGACTCATATTATGATAAAACATTCAAATACTGACAAAATGTCAGTTATAAGTAAATAAACCTGACAAAATTACATTAT